CATTATGGCAACACTAGCAGAAATAAGAGCAAAATTGCAGGCTCAAACATCAAAACCTTCAGGTGAAGGCGGCGGTGACAACGCAATATACCCACATTGGAACATTGGAGAAAACACTGAAGCAGTGGTTAGATTTCTTCCAGATTCTGATCCAAACAACACATTTTTCTGGACTGAAAGAGCAATGATCAAATTGCCGTTCAATTCAATTAAAGGTGAACAAGGATCGGCTCCAGTAATAGTACAAGTTCCTTGTATGGAAATGTATGGAGATGCTTGTCCAGTACTAGCAGAAGTTAGACAATGGTTTAAAGACAAATCATTAGAAGACATGGGTAGAAAATACTGGAAAAAACGTTCTTACATTTTCCAAGGATTTGTAGTTTCTTCACCAATGCAAGAAGACATTACTCCGGAAAATCCAATTAGACGTTTCATTATTGGTCCACAAATATTCAACATTATTAAGAGTGCTTTGATGGATCCTGAAATGGAAGACTTACCAACTGACTATACTAGAGGCGTTGACTTTAGAATTAACAAAACTACCAAAGGTGGTTATGCTGATTACTCAACATCCAAATGGTCAAGAAAAACTTCCCCACTGACAGCAGAACAACAATCTGCAATAGACACAAATGGTTTACATAACCTAGGTGGCTTTCTACCAAACAAACCAAGTGAAGTAGAATTAAAAGTTATTGAGGAAATGTTTAGATCGTCTGTTGATGGTGAAGCATATGACACTGAAAGATTTGGTCAATACTATAGACCATATGGTGTAAAAGCACCAGCAACTAGTACGCCTGCTCCGGTACAGACTCCTGCACCAGCAGTAGCAACGCCCGTGACAGAGACAGTTGCACCAGTGGTTGCTCCAGAACCAGTAGCAGTTGAGACAGCACCAGTTACTCCGGTTACTGAGGCGGCTCCTGCAACAGGATCAAAAGCAGAAGACATTCTTGCAATGATAAGAGCAAGACAACAAAAATAATAATCAACTAGGGGGAGGAAACTCCCCTGTTGACACAATGTTGAAAATTTCGTATAATATATTGAAGAGGTAGAATATGGTTAAACCATTTGACGTAACAAAGTTTAGAAAGAATATTACAAAAAGTATAGATGGACTAGGCATAGGATTCAATGATCCTACTGACTGGATATCTACAGGCAATCACGCATTAAATTATTTGATATCAGGAGACTTTTACAAAGGTATTCCGTTAGGCAAAGTAACAGTATTTGCTGGTGAATCCGGATCAGGCAAATCTTATATTTGTTCAGGTAACATTATTAGAGAAGCACAGAAACAAGGTATATTTGTTATACTGATTGATTCAGAGAATGCATTAGATGAAGCATGGTTAAAAGCAATAGATGTTGACACTAGTGAAGACAAACTATTACGACTAGGCATGAGTATGATAGACGATGTTGCAAAAACAATATCAAACTTTGTTAAAGAGTACAGAACAGATTACGGCGACAAAGACCCAGCAGACAGACCAAAAGTTTTATTTGTTTTAGATTCATTGGGTATGATGTTGACTCCTACAGACGTTGATCAATTCAACAAAGGTGACATGAAAGGTGATTTAGGTCGTAAGCCTAAAGCATTGACAGCACTTGTAAGAAACTGTGTAAACATGTTCGGTACATTAAATGTTGGCATGGTAGCAACCAATCACACATATGCATCACAAGACATGTTTGATCCAGATGACAAAATATCAGGTGGACAAGGCTTTGTGTATGCTTCGAGTATTGTGGTTGCTATGAAGAAATTAAAATTAAAAGAAGATGAAGCAGGCAACAAAATAACAGAAGTAAGAGGCATCAGAGCCGCTTGTAAAGTTATGAAAACAAGATTTGCTAAACCGTTTGAGGGTGTGCAATTAAAAATTCCTTATGAAACAGGCATGGATCCATATTCAGGACTAGTAGATCTATTTGAGAAAAAAGGATTAATTGTACAACAAGGTAACAGATTAAAATATATAACTGCAGATGGTACTGAAATGTTAGACTATCGTAAAGCATGGACTGCCGAAAAGTTAGATATTGTGATGCAAGAGGTAAGTAACCAAGTTGCTGTTAACGATTTGGCAACTCCAGAAATAGATTTAAAAGAAGAAGAGGCTATACAAACAGAATTAAAAGATGGAGATACAGATGCTAATTGATATGTGGGGCCTAGTAAAGGCTTATGTTAATGTTAAAGAACGTGACGTTGTGGCTACTAAGTTTGTAGACATTGCCCTAGACAATGGTATTGCTGAAGAAGAACTAAAAGAACTTATTGGCCTAGACGACGAACTGGATGAAGCAGTACGTGAAATGCTAGACGCCGATGAAGAACAGAATGATGAGTATGATTACAGTGATGATTACGCCGGTGAACTAACAGATGATTATTAATGGCAAATTGGTTTTCCATAGTCACTCAAGATATCTCTAAGATTCCAGACGCAATTTCGCACTACGAAGCAGAATTAGCAAGTGCGGCAAAAGAAGTAAAACTGCATGGCAATTTAGAAAAACAATCAGCATCCATGCCAGGCGTTGTAGAAGAACGTTTTAGACAACTACAAGAAATTGAAGGCATACTGAAACATCTAGAGATACAACATCGTAGACTAAGAACAAAACATTATAGGAAATACTTAGAAAGTTATCAACGTGCTCTTACCTCACGTGATGCAGAAAAATATGCAGAAGGTGAAGATGAAGTGTGTGATTATGAAGCAATAGTTAATGAATGGGCATTATTAAGAAACAAGTGGTTAGGTGTCATTAAAGCACTGGATCAAAAACAATGGCACATAACTAATATTGTAAAACTTAGAGTAGCGGGGATGGAAGATGCCAATTTATAAAGAAGTACATTTAGAAACAGATTATGAGTTTATACTATCGCAAGATTATGATAGACATTATGGTTCTTGCATAGCACATCAAGTGCATGAGTTACAAGATATACATGATAGATTTGGCGGAATGCCTGAAACTTATACACTAATGAATACACAGATTAGTCAACTTTGGTTTGAAGACGGGCAATTGGATTATAAAGATATCAGTAAACAACTTGGTATTGATATAGTATCAATTAGTGCCATCAGACTTAAACCAGGCAACACTATTCCTTTACACAGAGATACATTCCACAAAATAAAAATGCTACATCCAGATGATGAGAGACCAAGAGTTAGAGCAAACATCAATATTGAAGATTGGAAAACCGGACACATTATTCAATATGATGATAAAGTGATCACTGGATGGAAACAAGGTGATGGACACCTTTGGGATTCTGCAATAGAACATCTTGGAGCCAACTGTGGCATGGAATCAAAATACAGTGTACAAGTTTCTGGATTTTTAATAAACTAATAATTTCTATTAGGATGTTTTACTGTTAAATGTCCTAACACTTTACCTTTGTTAGGCCCATTTTTTACTGTATATCCTGATGTACCGTTCGCATTCGCATCCACAGATTTAACTAGGACATGATTAAGTTTGCGTTCACGTTTTTCCTTCGCTTGGCTTAGGCTAAAACGTGTCAGTATATCGTGCATTCGTTTACTCATACACTTCTCCTTTATTTTAACCTACTTTTAACCGATGTAGATCGGCCACTTTGTATCCATGTGATATGGTAATGTTAATTATCTAAAAATTTAAGTCTTTTTGACAGATCGGGATAGTATGCTTTAGCAGGACACATTTTATCTGGATTGTGATCAGGCAGTTGATCCATCAGCAGTATTCCTAAAGCACAGTCTTCTGGAATCATGTTGTAATGATATCCTGTATGTTTGAATACAGGTTGAGCAGTCCATTTATTCCATAGCGAATAATCACGTCCATCATGCCTTGATGCTATCAACCAGTCATACAGATCAGTATTGTCAGTCAGCACAGCACCGCCTTTGCCTATTTTTAATTGTTTTTGATATTGGAAACTGCAACACATATCATAACCGTCTGTGTACATTCTGGAAGTAAATCTA